GTGCGGTCGGCGGCGAGCGCCGTGCCGATGCTGGCGCAGAGCGTGTCGAAACCCGTGTCCCGGCTCGCGCCCTGCACCACGGCTTCGATCTCGGCGCGGTGCTGGTAGTGGTATCGCAAGGGCGAGAGCGTCACCTCGGGCTCGCCCGGCTCGCCGTCGCGCAGGATCAGCAGCCCGGCTGCCGGCACACGCTCGGGCAGGACCTCACCACGCAGCGCGGTGGCGGACAGCGCTGAAAGCCGCGTGTGCAGCGCGGCGAGGATGGTTTCGCGGGTGGTCGGCATGATGGTCCCGGTTTGCCGGGACCAGCCCGGCTTCAGTGGTCCCTGTCTGGCTTCGGTTCAGAGAGGGCTGCGAGCCGCCGCGGCATGTCCGAGCGGGCGTGCAGGAAATCGACGATGATCACCTGATCGGCGTCCTCGACGAAAATGACGAAGTGCTGACCTGCGCGCGCAAAACGCAGATCCTCTGGCAGGTCCGGGTCGATGAGGCGGCGGCAATCCTGCGACATTGCCGTACCAGCGGCAATTGCCACACAGCGGGCGATCAGATCTTCCTCATAGGCGACGGCCTGCCGTGGACCGAAGGTCTCGTTCGTCCAGCGGGCGATGTCGACCAGCGAGGCTTCCGCCTGCCGCGTCAGGCGCCAGGGTTTCGGCATCAGGACGATTGGCGCGCCGAAGCAAAGGCGCGGCGGATCGCATCTTCACCGCTCCCCTCGGCCAGATCGCCGCGCCGGGCCTGTTCCAGCCCGGTCGTCAGCCGGTCGCGCAACGCGCCGAGTTCGGCTTCCTCGCGTTCGAGCAGCCGCAGGCCTGCCCGCAGGGCTTCTGAGGCATTCTGGTATCGTCCTGACGCCACCAGCCGGTCGACCAGTGCAGATTGGGTATCGGTCAGAACGACATTGCGGGTGGCCATGCGAATCTCCATCGAGTGTTATGGCAATATATGCCAATAGCGTTTAGGTGTCGACGTCTTGGCCAAAGGCTGGCTTACGTAGCCCACCGCAGGGCAAATGGTTCCGAGACACACGGGCGCACGTCTTGCCCGCAGAAGAGGTGACGGACGATCATGACGCGCAATCTTCATGACAAGCTCGCCGCATTCGATCCTGCCCGACTTGAGAAGACCAAGGCTGAGGCCGATCGCTTGCATGTCGAACATCTGGCTCGAAAGGAGCCGTGCCAATTTGCCGATGCGGTGAAAGCCACGTGGTCAGCATCGCACCACACAGACTGAATATCTCGTTACTGCCTATCCCTGAGCATCAGGTCTCGCCCCAATTAGCCACGATCAAACCCGGTAGAGCATTCTCGACCGCTCGAGCATCGCGCGCCAGATCGAGACGCTTGGGCAGTTTCACCTGCGGCACCAGCAGGAAGATCACCGCCGTGGCGCGCCCCTTCAGCCGGCTGGAGACGCGGCCATCCTTGTGGCGGGTGATGTTTTCACGCACGCGGCCGGACTTGCTGACACGAACATTGTCGGCCACCAGCAGGCTTGGGCCGGTGCGGCGATAGACGAAGCGCAGGCGCATGCCGGTACGACGCTCCCATTCGCCGGGACTGATGCGGCCGCCCCGTATGGATTTTCCAGCTTCGGGCATCGGGATCACCAGCCAGAACCCGTTCTTCGAGCGGATCAGCGGGCCGGTATCGTGCGCGCCGACAATGACCGGCGCCTTCGACCAGACCAGCGCCGCCGCATTGAGGCTCGGTCGGCTTGTTGGATACTGCGCGGAACGAATGGTGCGGGCAAGCCGGCTTCCGAGCCCCGCGCCGGTGATCTGCGCGCGCCAGGCGGCCTTGAGACTGGTACCGGCTTCGCGCATTGCCGCCGAGACCGCCCTTTCGCCAGCGCGGGTTTCGGCTTCCATGATACGCGCGATATCGCCGACAATGCTGATGCCGAGCCTCATGCGGGCCTCAGATCCACGGTCCAGACCAGCCGCTCCCGGTCGCGGATGGGCTCGCCCTGGATGAGGAAGGCATCACCACCGATGTCGATCCTGTCGCCGGGCCGCGGGTTCGCCACCTCGGCCACGCGCAGGTCGATGCGGGTGGTTTCTGACCAAAGCCGCGCTTCGCCGAAACCGGTGACCTCGTCCGCCCGTCGGACGATGATGCGCACCGGCACTGGCGTGCCGCCATCCGGCGTATGGACCGCATCCCTGCCGATATTGGGATCGGCAAAGAGCAGATCGACGGCGGCGGCAAAAGCACTCATCAGAACGAGCCGTTCAACCGGACCCGGCCGATGGTGTCGCCAGCGCCACCGGCGACCGCCGCAACGGCAACACCGATCAGCGTGTTGGCGGTCGCGGTCTTGGTCGCTTCCCTAGCGGTATTGTCCCAATAGATCTTGTCACCGGTGGACCATGCCTGGCTGGCGGTCTTTTTCAGGTCGAACACGCCGACGAGTGCGGTTTCGACGCTTTCGCCGCTGGCAGCATCGGTGGAGGCGATGCCGAAGATGGAGCCGACCAGCAGGCCGTCGCCGGATGCAACGGCAGAGGGCGCAGTCAGGGTGATGGTGGCACCCGGTTGGACGAAATTTTTCATGGGGATGGTCCTCGTGGAAAGACGAAGGGCGGCCCGATTGGACCGCCCGCCGGTTCGGGTTCATGGAAGGAGTGTCCGGCTGTTACGCGCCCGGATTTTTATAGAGGCCGCGCCAGTCGATGGCCTTGGCGCCGAAGTCGAGGCGGCACTTGATCTCGACGCCGTCGACATCGAAGCCATTGCGGGTCTCGATATAGGCGCCTTGCTGACCTTCGAGATAGGCGTACTCGATGGTGTCGATCTGGTTGGGGCTCGCCGCCAGATACCAGGCGGTCTCGCTGGCAGCGTCGAGCCGGGGCTCGCTGATCGGCGCGAGGGTGCGGATCGACTGCGGCACCACGTTCGCGCTTGCAGCGGGGATCAGGTTCTGGGCGACCAGTTGCTCGGCCTTCAGCTCCAGCGAGGCAGGAACGATCAGGAAGGCGGGGCGGATGTTGAGCACCGTCTTCTTGTCGAGCCCGGTCTGTTTCGCCATCGCCGCCCGGGCCGCTCCGACGCTGGTGACGTCCAGCGCCGCACCCGTGCCAGAAAGGTTCTTGTGATTGGCGTGGAACAGTGCCGTGCCGTCGGCCATGGCCGGGTTCGACGTGATGATGCCCCAGACCACGTCCGACTCCAGTTGTGCGATGGAGTTCCCGTACATCGCCGGGATGCGGGTGAAGGCGTCGAGATCGTCATTGATCAGCACCTGGCGGGTGATGGCGACGACCCGGCCATAGGTCTTGACCTTGTAGCTCTCCTTGCTCTCGCCGAGCGTGCCGCGCTTGAACTCGCCGCTCTCGCCAACCTCGAGCAGCTGCGGCGCCTCGCCGAGTTGCACCCGGTGCATGGACTTGAAGTCGGTGGCGAGCACCTGGCGGCAGAACAGCATGAAGGTGCGGGGATAGGCCTCGTAGGCCTGGCGCAGGGTCTTGTTGGTGACCGCCGACAGGATCTCGGGGAAGTCGGAGGTCGAATGCAGGGCGCGCGTGGCCACCTCGTCGCGCGACAGGCCCCGCGTATTGACCCCGGCATTGCCGAGGCTTTCGCGGGCGAGTTCCAGCAGGGTCATGCCGCGATACTGGCGCGCGGCGTCTTCCAGCGGGAACAGCGTCGGGCTGTAGCGGTGCAGCAGCGCGTTCGCCACGGCGTCGCGGCGGGTAATGCGCTCGTCCCTGCCGCCGAGCGGGATCGACACCTGACCGAAGGTCCGGGCCTCATCCGACTTCACGGCGACCTGATCGAGGATCAGACGGCGGGCCTCGTCCATACTGACGCCACGCTTCACCAGATCCTCGGCGAAGCTGCGCTCGAGGTCGAGACGGCCCGCCAGATCGTAGATGGTGGAGACCCGCTCGCGCTCAGCCTCGCGGGCGCGCGTGGCGACAGCCTCGGTGTCGGGCGCGGGAGCGGCCTGCGTCTTCGGCTGGTCACGGACCTCGGTCGCATCGGGTTTGTCCGGTGTCGCAGCCTGAAGGGGCGGGTGGCGGGTTTCGATGATGGCGGGATCATCTCCCGCTGCGACAGTCGTGCTCTCGGGCATAAAGGCCTCCTTGTTCGAGCGGGTTGCGATGATTTCGATCGGATAGCTGGTCTGGTCGGCGGCGCGCACCTGCGCACGCGGATCGGCGGGAACGGTGACGAAGCTGACCTCGAGCGGCGTCCAGCGTTCGACGATGCGCTGTTCGACGTCGCCCTTCTTCTCGGCCTCGACGACCTTGGCGCGGTCGATCGAATAGCCGACCGAGACATTGCGGATGATGCCGTCGCTGATCAGGCCGAACATGCGGTCGGCGGCCTGATCCAGCCCTTCGCGCGGGAAACGGATCGTGGCCTTGCCTTCCTTGCCCTCGATCCAGGCGCGTTCAACGACGCCGACCTGCGAGAAGGACGACCAGACCGAATGGCTGTCGAGCGCCGGCGCCCCGGCATTGAGGCGTGACAAGTCAACGGCGCGCTCGCTGACCTCGAGGATCTCGTCGAAGGGCACAGACGTGTCCCAGCCGGTCCAGCGCCGGCGACGTACCGGAGCGCCGGTGGTGAAGACGACATCGACGGAGCGTGTCTCGGGATTGACGGACGATGGCGCAATGGGTTCTCGCCGCGTCTGCATCGGCAGCGATGCCGGCGCGGAAACGATCGTGTCGGGCATGGCCCTATTCCTTCTCTGTTTCAGATGGCGAAGCAGCCGGATCGACGGTTTGTGCGCTGCCGGTCTTGGTGACCCGGCGCGGGTCGCTGTCGAGGACGAGGCCCAATTCGTCGAGCCTGGCGTTGGTGGCAGCGATTTCCGCGAGGACCGCATCGGGGCTGTAGCCCTGCCGCGAGATGGCCTGCGCCAGCGTCATGGTGCCTGAACGGATCGCCAGCAGATCGGCCATCGCGTCCTTGTAGGGATCGACGGCGTCGAACTTGGGCGGCGACCATTCGACCGGCACGATGGGCGACGGGATCTGCCCCGCCGCCCATGCGGCTTCCGTGAACCACCGCCAGACCGGCGCGCAGAACATCGGAATGAACAGCTGCCACTGGACAGCATCGATCATGCGGCGGAATTCGACGAGCCCGGCGCGGATCGAGGAGTAGTTGACCTGGCTGAGATCCCCGGTCAGCAGCTCGTAGGGCACCCGGAACCCGGCCGAGATCGTGTGCAGGCTGGCGCGCTTGTATTCCCCGTAGCCGCCGGTGGCCGACGGCTGGTTGAAGCGGATGTCCTTGCCGCCGCGGGCATAGGCGATCAGCCCCGGCTCGAACTGCTCGACCCGGTTGCCGTCGGCATCGACCACCGACGGCGCGATGCCCTGCTGGGCCTCGTCATCGCCGAAGACGATGGCCGTGACGCAAGCCTCGGTCTTCTTGCGAACGAGTTCCGCCACCTCGTAATCGTCAAGATCGCGCAAGCTGCGGATCACCGGCGCACCCCAGGGAACGCCGCGGGCCTGAGTCCTCTGCTTCTCGTAGACATGGGCGATCTCGGTCGCGGGGACCGGGCGACTCTGCAGACCGTTCTGCAAGGCCCCATAGGCGTCGCCGGGATGCTCCGCGTGCAGCCAGTAGGCGCGACGCTTGCCGACCGGGTCGAACTCGATGCCCTGCACCAGCCGCCTCGCGCCGAGGACGCCGGATTTCGTGGCGTCGAGGAAGTCCGCTTCCAGCACCTGCAATTGCAACGGCACCGGCAGGCCGTCGCTGGCGCGCCGCAGCCGGCGGCGCACCAGCACCTCGCCGGCCTCGACCATCTCGCGGCAGATCAGCGTCTGCAGACCGTAGAAGTCCAGCTGACCGTCGGCGTCGCACTCCGCCGTCCAGCGTTCGAAGAGCGCATCGACCTTCCGGTCCTGCGTGTCGTCGCCGCTGGCGGCGCGCGGCATGATCCCCGCGCCGATGATGTTGTTGACCAGCACCGCCACGGCCTTGGCCGCATGCGGGTTGTTGCGCACCAGATCGCGCATCCGGTCGCGCAGCAGCGCCCCGGCGACGCCGATCTCGGTGTCGGCCGAGAATCCCGGCGCCCGCCAGCCCTCCGTCCGCCGCCCGCGCGCCGCGCCGTCATAGCCCCGCGTCAGGGTCTCGAAGGCCTGCCGGGCCATCACACGACGTGCCGCCATCCGCGGCGCCACCGTCGCGATGGCGTGATCGAACCAGTTCGCCGACATCAGCGATCCCCGCGCGAGAAGCCCGCCAGCCCCGCCACCGGCAGCGGTCGGCTGACGCCCGCAATGGCGCGCTCGATGGTCCGGATGCGGGCGAGCAGGTCCTCGGCCGAGCCGTAGTCGACGGACTTGCCGTCATAGCTGACCCGGGTCGTGCCGCTGGCATAGGCCCGGCGCAGCGCCGAGAGCTCGGTTTCCGTCCAGTCCATGCCCTTCGCTCCCGCTCAGTGCGTTCGTTCCCTTGCGACGCTCCACTGGAGCCTCGCATCCGCTGCGCGGACCGGTCCTCACCATGTCAGAACCATCCCTCCCGCCGCCCGAGCCAGTCGGAGCGGCGCTTGCCCTGCGCGGCCTGTCCCGGCCGGTTGATCTGCCCGGCGGGATCGGTGTCGGTGGGGGCCGCCCCGAGCTGATCCTCGAGGTCGCGCCATTTCTCGTCGGGCCAGCGATCCGCGCCCGCGATCCAGGCGGCGGCACGGGCATAGACCCGGCAATCGAGCGCCTCGTTGCGGTCGCGCAGCTTCTGCCATTCCAGCCGCGCGAAGCCACGTTTCGTGCGCACCGTGACCAGCTGTTCGGCCACGAACTGCTTCAGCCATTCGTTCTCGACCCAATGCGGCAGATGGACCGAGCCGGGCGGGAACGCCGCCCCGTCGGCCGTCTCCTCCTCGGTGGGCCGCGCCAGCCGCAGGAAGCGGTAGGTCTCGGCCTTGAAGGTCGACACCGCCACGGTCCAGAGCCGCGCGCCGCGCCGCAGGCGTTTGCCGCCCTCGGTCGCATCGACGAAGGTCGGCCCCGACACCGGGCTCGAGCGGTTGAACCCCTCGACGCCCTTCACCGGCGACACCTGCGCGAACCCCTGCGCCCGCGACCAGGAATAGACCGCCGGAGCCTCGTAGCCGGTGTCGATGGCCAGCCGCGCGATCCTGAGATGCGCGCCGCGTTCGTGCAGCCAGGACCGGTCGAGCAGCGCGGTCAGTTCCGACCACGCATCGTGTCGGTCCGGCCCGCCCTCGATCACGACGTGATCGACGAGCCAGGACTCAAGACCACGGCCCCAGGCCCAGACATCGACCTCGATCCGGTCCTTCTGCACATCGGCCCCGGCTGTCAGGAACAGCCCGCCAGCAGGTACCGTGCCGGATGTCCAGCGCTCGCGCCGGTCGTAGAGCCGCTGCCAGTCGGGGGCTTCCCCGGTCTCGACCCATGTCTCGCCGAGGATCGTGTTGCGGAACGCCTTGATCGCCTCGTCCGACCCCTGCGCCGCGTCCCATGCCCGCACGATCCGCTCCCAGCTCAGCCAGCCAATCGGCGAGTACAGCGCCGAGAGGTGATACCCGACCGTCGTCGGATCGGCGGCGACGGCGGTCGCCCGCCATTCGCCCCCCTCCAGCATCGCCGTCTTGTGGTGTTCCGCGATTGCCGCGTCGCAGCCCTCGCAATGATACTCCGCCGTCTCGGGGCGGCCCTTCTGCCAGCGTAGCCGGTCGAACTTCAGCCACTGCATCGCCCCGCAATGCGGGCATGGCACGAAGAACCGCCGCTGGTCGGACGCCTCGAACTCCCGCTCGATGCGCGACAGCCCCCGGATCGTGGGCGTCGAGACCAGCAGCACCTTGCGCCGATGGGCGAAGGTCAGCGACCGAGCCTCGGCCAGCGTGACCGGATCGCCTTCCTCGTCGGCCGAGGCCGGATAGGCGTCGACCTCGTCGAGGAAGATGTAGCGCGCCGGGGTCGAGCGCAGCCCGACCGCCGAGTTCGCCCCGGTCATGATCAGGATGCCGCCCGCGAACTCCTTCGACAGCATCGTGTTGCCCGCATCGCGGGACCGTGCCGGTTTGACCCGCTCCCGCAGCTCCGGGCTCTCGTCGATCAGCGGGTCGATCCGCTGGCGCGAGTTGCGCTTGGCGAGTTCCACCGTCGGCTGGACCGCAAGCATCGGACCCGGCGCCTGGTGGATCGCGAACCCGATCCAGTTGTTGCCCGCCTCGGTCGCGCCGACCTGCGCGGCCTTCATGAACACGATCCGCTGCGTGGGATCGCCGGGGCTCAGCCGGTCCATGATCTCGCGCATGTAGGGCGTGCGCACCGTGCGGTATCGCCCGGGCTCGGCCGAGGCGCGGCCCGAAAGCATCCGGTGCCGGTCCGCCCATTCCGAAACGGTCAGGTCCGGGTCGGGCCGCAGCCCGTTGCCCCAGGCGCGCAGGATCTCGCCCGCGCCGTCGAAGTCCGTCAGCGCGTCATCATCACCGGAAGTCGGGCCGGACCTCGGCGAGTTCGTCGAGGTGGGCGCGTACATGTTTCTCCAGCACCTTCTGCATCGCGGCTGGCTCCACGGTGATCTGCTGGCCCGTCGCGTCGCTGCCCGAGGCCGAAAGCTCGGCCGCCATCAGAGCCGCCGCGCGCGCGGGCCAGTTCACCCATGCGTCCCGTTCCTCCCGCGCCAGCCGGAACACCAGCGCCAGCGCGCGGGCCCGCTCGATCAACTCTCCCTTCAGCTTCTGCAGACGGATGCGCCGCTCCTGCGCCTTCAGCACCTCGTTCGCTGTCTTGGCCTGCAGGAAGGTCGTGCCGCCGCCGACTGCCGGAACCGCCAGGCCCTGTTCGCGGAGCGTGTCGCCGACAGCGGTCACGGCCGCCTCGGGCACGGGCTTCAATTTCGGCACCGGTGGTTTGCGGGTCTTCGACAGATCGGTCGTCTCGGCCCGACGCCGGTCGGAAGCCGCCGCATCGATGCTGCCATCCGGATAAAGAACCAATCGTCCGGCCGTCTTCGCCTTCTGGATCGCGCCCCGCGACAGGCCGGCATGGGCGGCATACTGGCGCTCGCTCATGCCCTGCATGCGCATTCCTTCTCCGGCTCACGGCCGACGCGAAAACAGCAACAAAATGATCGACTTATTCAGTTGATGATCCTGTCGTTCAGAGCATGAGTGTGAGTACGAACAGAAAGGACCATGCTATGACGAACGCCAGAACAGCCATCGACGCCTTCATTTCCACCAAGCTCGAGATCGACGACATGCTCACCCGCTTGCAGGCGCTGAGCGACGACCATTTCAATACCGACTCCGACCAGATCAACTGGGGCCATGTCGGCACGCTGGAGCACTACCGCGCCAGGCTGCGCGAGATCTGCGACAGCGCCTTCCATGAAGGCGAATACGCCGAGTAGCACCACCAGTCGCCGGTCTCGCCCGCCGACTGGCGGGCCTGGCCTCGTAGAAGGGCCCGCATCCCGCGCGCCCGAATACGGAGGCCACCATGGCTCAGCTTTCCGATACCCAACTCATCATTCT